TCTTGTGGCAATGCGTCTGGCACTTCGGTTAGGAGTGCTCTTTGTGCTCTCAGTTCTTCCTTTAGCCTTTCAGCATTGTCTTCTTTTTGTTGAACGTCTGCCCTAAGATCATCTAGTGTTTCATCACTAACAATCCAATTACCTGTGTATTCCTTAATAGCCTCAACAGCCATGACCTTTAGTTTAGGTCCGATCATCGACATCCATAACCCTAGATCGACAAACGCTTCTTGCATCTTAGCAACAGCATTGTCCCACCTGTTCTTAATCCAACCAGTGATACTAAAGTCATCGTCCTCGAACTCAAAACCAAACTTAGACGCAACCCAATTGAATGCATCGTTACCATATTTCGTTATCAAAGTAACTGGATTTAGAGTAAAGCCTTCTGGCAGTTCAAATCCAAATATACCACTAAGCCATTTTATAGCGGCGGTTGCAGGTGCTACAGCAATCTGACCAATGATCTGTCCTACAGACATACCCTTCTCAAAACCTAGAAGAGCTAGGGCGTCACTAAACATAGATTTCATAACACCACTCATGCCACCACCTTCTCCTTCATCAGAGAATATAGCAAACTTACCTTTGATCCAATCGACAACACCCATAATAGCATTGAATGGTGCCTTAACAAACTTACCAATCAGTTCAGTGAATGAAAAGTCTTTAGCGGCTTGTAGTATCTTACCACTTACAGTCGATGTGTCATAATTACCGTCCGCATCAACTTCTGCGCCTGTAACTTTACGGATAATCCAAAGGATGCCATTCTTAATCATATCAAACGGAATACCAATAAAGGATCCAACCATTCCAGCAAGACCATCACCGAATTTACCAAAGATTGTGGCTTCTTCAGAACTCTGATATGCTTTCATACCATCAAATGCTGAGATAAGAATACCAATAGGCCATAGTATTTTACCCATTAGCCTAACAAATCCAGCACCTTTACCAAGGAACGTCTTAACAAAGTTAACAACTTTTGCTCCTGCTCCTGTGAACCAACCACCAATAGCAGTCGATAGCTTAGTTATAGGACTAAAGATGCTTTGTATTCTTACACCAAGTTTAGCCATAATGCTTGTTGGTTTGATCTTACCATCAGCACCTTTGACCGTGACAGGTTTTCCGTCAACACCAAGACCAAAGATCTTAAAATACTTCTGTTGTAAAGCAGAGAACCAAGTTCTTATAGCATTAGCCAACTGTGTAGTTAATGGTGTGGCAAGAGTTCTCTTACCCTCAACAGCTTTACCCAACTTGGGATCTAGTCCCAACTGTCTAAAAAACTTAGCTCTCAGATTGATGAACTTCTGATTCAATAGCTTACTGAACCCACCGAAGTTATTCAAAGACTTAATAGCCTTGAGTTCCCATCCTCTGAAACCTACTAGAGCCGCACCTAATGCGCCGAAGCCAGCAATGAATGCTGTCAAAGGTCCAATTAATTTGCCCAAGACCATGAAACCGCCTTTAGCGTTGTCTTTAGGACGTTTGGAACGCTCTTGCTTCACCTCAAGAGGCTTGGCTTTCTTGCGCTCTCTAGCTTCTTCTAGAGCATCAAGACGTGCACGTTCCATAGCCTTGAACCATGTGTCAAAGCTTCTAGCCAACAAAGCATCTTTTGCTTGACCTTTCTGTAGGGTTTTGACTACATCATTGAGAGTGGTTTCAGCCATTTTTCTGTCGCTTCCGTTCTTCTTCTTGTTCTTTTATGTATTCCGAAAGCATACTAATATACACTTCCTTTTCCCATGGTATCAATCCGTCTATCTCATGTAAACTATACTGGTGATGTTGCATCAGTGCGAAGTTGTTCTTATAGTAATTAAGTATACTATTATGGGATAGACATATTAAAAAAAATCTTGCATACCCTCTAAGGTAAACTCGTTCTTGTGACCACATTCAACACAGTTGAAATCGATGTCATGTTTCAGTGTGGGCATAGCTTCGATAAAGGTTTTGATAGATCCAAAGTTTTCACTCGTCATAGAGTTGACAAAGTCATCTCTTTCCTTTGCGCTTTCCTCATCAAACTTGATACGCTCATCATCAGTACATACATGACTAATGCAATGTTTAATCATAGAGAAGGTAGCCTCTGCACCACCACTAATAACAGTCTTGTCGTTTGCAATAGTCTTATAACGAGGCCACTGTAGATCGATGCTAATACCGCTTCCCAAATCTACCTTTGCAGTTTGACTATTCATATCACCCTTAACACCAACATCATCCATTGGAACAGTTACAGGGTTTTGTGCTTCACACTTTGTACATGACAATTCAATCTTAGCACTTTCGCCCACCGATTTAGTTCTCAGCTTAGTGAATAGGTATTCAATATCAAACGTTGTTAGAGCATTTGCATCAATATCACCTAACACACACGCCTCAAGAGTATCAACAATAGCAGACAGGATCTGCGACTGATCTTGGCTCTCCATAGCGAGTAGGAGAACCTTTTCTTCTTTGACCAAAAATGGTCTGATTCGAATCTCAATACCACTAGATGGGATTGTCAAGTCGTATTTTGGTTGATCATTTAGTTTAGGTAAAGCCATAATAACTCCATTGTTTAAGTAGACACCCAATCGTCATATGAAAATTGGACATTAATTTCAAGCAAACCATTTTGCTCATTGTTTAGTTGTAAAGCATTCAAGGTTGTTGGGAATGCGTTTATCAATTTGCACTTATACACTTCAACTGCTGGGGCTACGATGCCCCTCTTCGTCTTAGTTATGTCTAGGTCAAATCTTAGATTATCATTGATATCAAAACCAATGTTAGTTGTGCTAGATTTGGATGCAGTTGCTACACCCTTTCTATATTGTATAATTTCAATGTCGTGAGTGTATGTGTTCTTATATTTTAACTCTTTTGTTTCGAAATCAATTATCTGTTCTTGCCAATTTTCAAAGTATCTTTTCATGCCATAATCGTTCATAAGATGGAACGTCATAGATACGTCCTCATACCCATACCCATATGCAACCTTACGGTTAGTCATACCAATCTGACGTTCCTGTGTTAGGATCTGTCTTCCTGGTAGGTTCACATCTTTACATAGTAGGTTAATATCACGTATGTCTTCAGCGAGACCACGTCTATCAGTCTCTCTTGATATAGTTCTTGGTGCAGGAAGTACTACTCTGAATTGGTTGGCTTGTGCGAAGCCACCCTTTTTAGAGATCATTGCCTTCATTTCATCCACATTGAACATTAGATCATTTTCCTTGAGTCTCTATACACCTGAGTTGCACTTGCTTTCTTCCACTGTGCCATAGGTAAGAATATTGCAATCTCCCATTCGGCGGCTGGAACTTTAGCTAGACGTGTTTTAACATGTGATGTTAGATAGTGCTTAATTGTCGGTTTGAATGCGGCATACTTAGCAGATCCTTTAAGCAGATCGTAGGACAACATCAGTTTAGTTCTTTTGTTGTACTTATCGTTACTCGCTAGATCAAGTAAGGCTTTTAATAGTTTTTGACGCAATAGTGGTGGTAGGTAATGAAGGTTCATACCCAAGAACCCACCGGGCGCATCTCCGAGAACAAAAATTAAAGGAAATTGGTCATAATATGGTAGTGTGGCTTTGTGCTTAGGGTCATAGAAAAACATGTACATGCTTCCCACAACAGACTCTGTCCTACCAGTGGACTGCATCTGTTCGGCTTGCATAATACCTTCTCTGTTGACTCTTCGCATTGCTTGTGCACGTCTACGAAACCATGCACGGCTTTGATCAGTCCGTGGAGTAATACCTGCACGGAATGCTTCTATCTCTAATCTGTCGAATACGCTTTTGTTCATAATGTTATTTATACTACTTTTTAGTCCGCTTTTTGACCTTCAACGGTTTTAATGGTTTAAACGCAACCTTAGCCGACTTAAGTGGCTTGGTCTTTTTAGGCATAAGACCCATCTTTTCCAATGTGTGCTCAGTCCAGATCTGGAAACCCCAATCCCTATCCTTGGCGTAGCTTCGGGCAGTTGTCCATTTGTTTTGGTTCTTGATGTAAGTCAAACTCTCATTGATATACCGCTTGGTCTTCTTACCCTTATATTCTGGTGGTCTTGTCTCTTTGTCTGGTTTGATCTCAATAAGATCCACAGATCCATCCTTCCATGTGATCTTGAGATCCATGAAGTATCTATGCATGCGTTTATCAACATCATACATGTAGGGAATGACCACTTCTTCACTTGACCAATACTTAACCATAGGACTATCGTCACACCACTTAAAGCATCTTAGTTCCCAACCAGACCTATAAGTGATCTTTGTGTAGTCTCCCTTGTACTTTGTTATGTTTTTAGGTTTAAATTTTCCACTATGCGCCATGATTTGCCTTATAAATAATACCGATGCACTTCTATTTATTAAGGTTTAAACATGCCACAACAACTTAAACAGGTCTATGAATTCCCCATTGACAATAAGGGAGAATATCCTGCAATCATTTCTTTCAGACCACGAGAAATTGCACCATTGGATATATCAAAGTTTGTTAGTAATTCTGCGGATATCGCAAGGACTGTTAGAGACGTTTCGGCAGATGTCGCAGAAGGGCAAGATGGGAACAGTGCGGGGGATGTGGCGAATAATGTAGCAGGGGCCGCATTAGAAGCGGCACTAAACCTTCAACCAAGAGAACCAAACCTAAGTATCAAACGTATGGATCAGGGAAAATTGGGTGATTGGTCGATTCAGCTTAGAATGCCATCAGCACAAAACTTCAATGATACCATTGGATATCAAAATGCAGATCTAGGTGCCATTGGCGCAGGAGTAGAAGCTGGAATGTCGAATGGATCTGGCATGATTGCGTCCGCCGCAAGCTCAATGGGTAATGAAGCAAAGGGCTTTATTGATGCTATTGTTGGTACTGCTGGTGGATCTGGTGGATCGTTAGCGGCACTAAAAGTTGCAAGTAAGTTAAACACACAG